CGGCTGGCACGTTTACATTGACGATGCCTGCCAACACAACTGCGGCTGCGTTAATTCGCTTGGCAACAACCTAAGCGGAGGCGGCGTAAGCCGTAGACCATGTTTGGTATATCCGCATTTGCACAGGCTCCGTTTGCTGCGCTTGGTGATAACGTAGTCGTCGTTTCCCTGACGGGTGTCGTTGCGTCTGGGAATGTTGGGTCTGTAGCAGAAGAGAGCACTGTTGCGCTATCAGGTGTAGTAGCTTCTGGCGAAGTTGGGACGGTAATCTACAACGAGTCGGATGCAACATCCGGCGACGAGGCTATAGGATCAGTCGGCACAGTAACCCCGGCTCTTACTGTTGCCCTTACGGGCGTAGTTGCATCTGGAGCGGTTGGGTCTACTGAGAGACTTGTGAGTGAGGCGCTAACAGGTGTAACAGCATCTGGAGCGGCTGGGTCTGTTGAAGCGGGTCGTTCGATTGCCTTGACGGGCGTAGAGGCTGCTGGTCTTATTAACGGCGTTGGCGTCCCTCTGTCTGGTGTACCGGCTTCAGGCGATTTAGGGTCTGTAACTCCAAGCCCGTCTTTTGCAGTATCGGGCGTAACAGGGTCTGGTGCAGTTGGTACGCTGGAGGTTGCTTCAAGGTCTTTAGCCTTGTCTGGCGTGGCGGCTTCCGGGGCGGTTGGAACAATAGTCTACGGCGAAGAATATGCGTTAACAGGTACCGCAGCAGCCGGGGCTGTAGGCACGGTTGGGCTTGGGGCAAGGTCTATAGCTTTGACGGGGGTTCAAGCCTCGGGCGCGGTGGGAACCTCAACTGCCGTTTATTGGATTTTGGTAAATAATGCGGAGACATCCAACTGGGCGTTGGTTGAAACGGATTAAGGACATATATGGCACTATTACTCGCAGATCGCGTAAAAGAAACAACCACCACAGCGGGTACTGGAACAGTAACTCTGCTTGGCGCATCGGCGGGGTTTCAATCTTTTGCAGTTTTTGGTACTGGCAACACCACCTACTACACCATTGCTGGCCAAACCACATCTGAGTGGGAAGTCGGGATTGGTACTTACACCTTGTCAGGTACAACTCTGGCCAGAACAACGGTGCTGTCAAACAGTTCTGGAACACAGCCTTCCGCGTTAAGTTTTTCAGCGGGCACAAAAGACGTATTTGTTACCTATCCTTCTAGCAAATCAATCAATCTTGATGCCTCTGGCAATGCTACCGCTCTGGGAACACCAGTCTCAGCCACCCTGACAAACGCCACGGGCCTGCCAATTTCAACGGGCGTATCGGGTCTAGGAACCAATGTAGCCACCTTTCTTGCTACGCCGTCTTCAGCCAATCTTGCTGCGGCGCTGACCGACGAAACAGGTACAGGCGCGAACGTATTCGCCACCAGCCCAACGCTGGTAACTCCTGCTCTTGGCGCAGCAACCGGCACTTCTATAGTTCTTAGTGCTGGAGCGCAGTGTTCTTCTCTTGGTGTTGGAACTGCTGCTTCTGGAACTGCCGGTGAGATACGTGCAACCAACAACATTACTGCCTACTACTCGGATGATCGGTTTAAGACCAACCTTGGCAACATTCCTGACGCGCTGGCCAAAGTACTGACGCTCAACGGTTTTTATTACGAGGCCAACGAGCTTGCGCAGTCTTACGGCTACGAGAAAATACTGGAAGTGGGCGTATCGGCGCAGCAAGTTCAAGCAGTTCAGCCAGAAGTTGTGGCCCCGGCACCAATTGACGAGAATTATCTGACTGTCCGCTACGAGCGGTTGGTTCCTCTGCTGATTGAGGCCATCAAAGAACTGAACGCCAAGGTCACTGCGTTAGAGCAAGTCGTGGCAAAATCAACGTAAGGACACTCATGGCAAGCACCTACTCCCCCTCGCTACGAATTGAGCTGATTGGCGCTGGCGACCAAGCCGGTACGTGGAACACCACAACCAACAGCAACCTCGGCACGATCATTGAATCGGCTATTGCTGGGTATGTGGCGGTGTCCGTTACCTCGGCCAACCAAGCCTTCACTGCGCTGGACGGTGCTGCTGACCAAGCGCGAAATGCCGTCATTGCACTGACCACCACAACCACCGCCAACTTCGCCGTCTACGCTCCCCCGCAGGAGAAGACCTACATCATCTACAACACCACCGCCTACACAGCGACGATTTACAACTCCACGGTGCTGGGCAACACAACCGCAGCGGGAACTGGTATCGCCATCCCCACGGGCAAGAAAATATTAGTGTTCAGTGACGGAACTAATTTCTATAGTGTAGACATATTTAATCTGACTGGCGCAGTTACTTCGGTAGGTAACGTCACTTCTCTTGGATCGTTTACATCTGCTCAACTGCTGGGTGCGCTTACTGACGAAACGGGTACAGGCGCAGCGGTTTTTGCTACAAGCCCCACATTGGTTACTCCTGCTCTGGGTACGCCATCCGCTTTGGTTGGAACAAACATTACCGGAACCGCATCAGGTCTAAGTATTGGCGGTAACGCAGCTACAGCAACACTGGCAACAACTGCAACAGCGGCCTCAACGCTAGTCACAACAGGCTTTTCTATCGTTGAATCAGGAGGCAAGTTGTACTTTAAGTACGGAGCTACCAACATCGCTTCGATGGACTCTTCGGGTAACCTGACCACGTTGGCGAACATTACCGCTTACGGCACACCATAAGGAGCGAGCATGACGCTACCAGTCGTACCCGGCAGTTCACTGTCGTTCTCTCAGATTAACACTGAGTTGGCCTTATCTTCAACGGCAACAATTTCTTTAAATGACGCCGCTGTTCGTACCTTGGCTGGCGTTGGAGCAAGCCCAGCTACTATTGCCATTACTAATTTAAGCGGTAAGGCCAATGAGTTTTCGTTTACTATTTCCAGTAACCAGACCAATGCTAATTTACGCACACTGGCAGTAAATGCTGGTTGGAACCAAACAGTTAAAGTTAATGCCACTATTGGCTCGGGCATTCAGATTTCATCAACAGGCACCGGCACTCCCGCGCTTACAGTTAACGGATCGTTCCCCGGCGGTGTTTCGCTTATAAATACCGGCGTTATCGTTGGTAGAGGCGGAGCTGGCGGCAGGGGTGGACTTAACAATGTCTCGGGACTGCAAGGGGGCGCACCCGGTTCCAGTGGGGGTACGGGGCTTGCCGTTTCTGTAGCAGTTACTGTTACTAACGGATCGGGAACAATCAGCGGGGGTGGTGGCGGCGGTGGTGGCGGTGGTTACGGGGCAATTTGTTGTGTCGGTCTTGGTCAAGGTGGCGGCGGCGGCGGTGGTAATGGTTTTGGCACTGCCGGTTTCGCAGGAGATGGACCCGATTGTCCCGGTTCTCCCGGTAGTGCCGGTGGACAGCTTTCAGGCGGTTCAGGGGGAAGCGGCGGTGGCTGGGGCGCTGGCTCTGGTGGTAGTGGCGGCTCTAACGCAAGCTCTGGCAGTCAAGGCGGCTACTCCGGTACCGGTGGTGGCGGCGGCGCGGCAATCACCGGCAACAGCAATATTACTTATGTGTCAACAGGAACTCGGTACGGTTCAATTAGTTAAGGAAATAAAATGAGCATTACTTATACATATACAGTTATTTTGGTAGACGAAGCTGCTCGTTGCATGGAGATTGTGTACGAGGCGGCGGGTTACCAAACTATGCACATAAGCGCAAGACTTCCCTACGAAAACGAAACGCTTGAAGAAATTGTGCGAATGTACGCGCCTGTGCCGTCTTGGGAAGCCGCTGTCCGCACTGTAATCGTTCCAAATGTTGGTGCTACAGGTGTAATTACACCACCGGTTATACCGACACAAACTCAACCAACAACCACGGGCACACAAACGCTATGACTCACTCAAGCCCAACCCATTCAGTGGCTTACGATGGCGCGGCAATGGTTGTCTATCACTGCGATAAAGGTCAAGGACTGCCACGCCATGAGCATCCTTACTCGCACCTAACCATGTGCCACGCTGGTAGCTGCGTTATTCGCAAAGAAGGCCGTGAGTTGATTATGACCAAGCATACTCAACCAGTAAATTTAACGGCAGCGGAGTGGCACGAGCTTGAGGCGCTTGAAGACGGCACGGTTTTTGTCAATGTATTTGCTGTAAGCAAGGTCTAACGTGCATGGACGCCCTACCACCTTCACCCCCAGCGGCACAAGCGCCCGTATTTGAGTGCGTGAGATGGAGTTGGTCGTCTGACAGATTGTTGGTGTGGTGTCTACAGTGGCGAGAAAAAGGCAAGCCTGAACCGAAGAAATTAGCAGAGGCCCAAAGTGATTGATCCACTCACGGCCCTAGCGGGTATACAGGCAGCGGTTGCGCTGATCAAGAAGGTCAGCAAGACTGTTGACGATGTGTCATCGCTTGGTCCCGTTTTGGGTAAATACTTCGACGCAAAGTCCACGGCCACCAAGGCTGTTGTCCAAGCCAAGAAGTCCAAGTCCTCGATGGGCACTGCCATCCAGATTGAGATGGCGCTGGATCAGGCCAAGCGCTTTGAGGACGAGTTGCAACTCCTGTTTATGCAGTCCGGCAAGGTTGATGTCTGGAACAAGATCAAGTCCCGCGCAGCAGCTATGGATGTCGAGTCTGCCCATGACGCTAGGCGTGAAAAAGAAGCTGCGGCCAATCGCAAGAAAGAAATGGATGAGGTCATTGAGCTTGTGCTGATGGCAAGTGTCTTTTTAATCTTGGTCGGCGCTATCATTTATTTCACCTTGGGCATCCTTGGGCAGCAAAGATGAGCGACGAGCGTTTAAACATAGTTGACAAGGTGCTGGCGTATGTGTCCAGCCCGTTCAGGCTGTTTGCAATGGTGTTGATGGCCGTCCTGACGTTTGCAGGATACTTTGTATATACAAATCAGGACTTGTTGATAGGGGCGTATAAAGAGTCCAAGAAGATTCCGTCCATTGCCGAAGACCGAGTCGAAGACGCCGCAGCTCATTTGTTTAAACAGTCTGGCGCTCTGATTGTGGCGGTGTTTAAAGTCAACTCAATGTTTGGAACGCGCATCTTGCACCGAGCGTATGCCAAGGACGGCAGGGATAAAACGAACGACGGGCTGGACGTTGGGCTGTTTACACAGAACTCAGGCAACAACTCTGATGTAGTCAAGCTGATGGCCAATGAGATTCCATGCAGCGAATACAAATCAGCGCAGTCGGAAATGGGTTTGTGGTACATCGCAAAAGGCGTTAATTACACGTGCCGTATCAGTGTTCCACCGGAACCGGGCAGGTTTGTTGGGCAAATCACGGTTGGTTGGGCAGCAGAGCCTGAAGACCTTGAGAAGACCCGCGCCATGCTTCAAATTGCCTCAACTATGTTATCTAGGAGTAAACAGTAATGGACTGGTTAAAACAAATTGCACCGACAATCGCAACCGCTATGGGTGGCCCATTAGCTGGCATGGCCGTCTCGGCAATCTCAAAAGCAATCGGTGTTGACCCCGACAAAGTTGGTGATTTAATCAGCAACAACAAACTCAGCGCAGAGCAGATTGCTCAAGTCAAGATTGCTGAAATTGAGTTGCAAAAGCAGGCGCAAGAGCTTGGCCTCAACTTTGAAAAGCTGGAGGTCGAGGACAGGAAGTCAGCGAGAAGCATGCAGGCGGCGACACGCTCAATTGTTCCGCCTGTGTTGGCAGCAATCATTACGGTTGGGTTTTTTGGCATTTTGGGGATGATGCTGTTCGGCAAGGTTGACGGCAGTAACCCAACAATCTTGATGATGCTGGGTAGTTTGTCTACCGCTTGGACAGGAATAATTGCCTACTACTTTGGCTCATCCGCTGGATCACAAGCCAAGACAGAACTTCTTTCTAAGGCAGGGCCAGTGAAATGACAGAAGACCAGCTTGTCGAAATGCACATCGACCCGTCATGGCTCGATCCACTGACTTCGGCTTTTGAACGCTTTGAGATCAACACACCAGAACGCCAAGCTGCGTTCATTGGCCAGTGTGCACATGAGTCGGCCAACTTCAAAACGCTGCAAGAAAACCTGAACTACAGTGCGAAGGGTTTAAACGCAACATGGCCAAGTCGGTTTCCGTCTGAGGCCGCAGCGCAGCCCTTCCATCGTCAGCCCGAGAAGATTGCCAACAAGGTCTATTCTGGCCGGATGGGTAACACCGATGAGGGTGATGGCTGGAAATACCGTGGCCGTGGCCTCATCCAGTTGACAGGCAAAGACAACTACCGCTTGGCCTCAGACGCCTTGGGCGTGGACTTTATCGCTGACCCAGACCTTGTGCTAACCAAAGAATACGCAGCCCTGACCGCAGCTTGGTACTGGGACAAGCGCAATTTAAACAAAGAAGCCGACGCCAAGGACTTCACGGGGATGACAAAAAAGATAAACG